TAAACACCGCCACGCGAAATGGCTTGTCTGTGGAGAACACTCCACTGGCAGACCTGAGAGTCATGCCCTTCGTCCATTCCGGAGGACGTTGGCTGGATGGCACCGGATTGACTGTCATCTCTGTCATCCGAACACCATCCTTTTCCGCCCATGCTTCGCGATCACCCGCTCGCGAAGCTCCTGTTTCTTGATCTTGCCCTCCCGCAGTTTCGCCCGCGTTTCCGGCTCCTTCCGCAGCACGCGGTTCACTTCCCGCTGCACGATGTCTTCCGCCAGCAACGGACCCTGAATCGGGGCCGTCTGCGTGGAGTAGTCGCACTTCACCGTGCCATCCACCTTGAGTTTCTTCGTTCGCGCCGACTCCACGATGTCCGCGTCCGTCGACACCCACGCCCGCTTGTCTTCGTACGTGCCGAGTTGCCCGTTGTAGTATTTGCCGTGCGTGTTGATGCCCGCCCGCTGTGCCAGAGCCACGATGGCGTCACGGTGCGGCGCGTGCATGTCCATCATCCGTCGACGCGCCGTTTCGTTCATGGCGCGGTCGCTGTGACTCATCTTGGGAGCCTGTTGGTGGATGCACATCATCGCGAACTGCGGCGTGTTCCCTGCGCCGACGATCGTCTCGTAGACCTCGCGCCATTCCGGCGTCAGGTCTGCGGCTTCCATTTCGGCGTAACGTGACGCGATGCTCACTGGACACGCTCCTCCATTGCCTGCCCGTTGGCATTTGAACGCAGTTCTCCCACGACGAACTTGCCGTCTTTCGTGGCGATGACGTAACTGCCGCGCCGCTCAAACTTGCAACCTTTCGGCAGCCAGTAGTTCGGTGTGATTGGCTCGTGCGTATCGTGGGCGTTCACTTCTTACTCCCGTTCGTGGACGGCTTCGCTTTCGCCTTGGCTTTCGTGGCGGCCACCTGAGCCTTGCCCTTCTCCTTCTGAATCTGGAGATCCTGTTTCGCTTTCGCTTCGTCGTGCTTCATCTCCAGCCCGAACTTCGCTCGCTCAAAGAACAAGTCCTGCAGGTGCGATTCCTGCTCCATCTGCAACTCGGCCGCCTTCATCTGCAGTTCCGCGCCCATCTTCTGCTCGTCCATCTGCAGTTCGGCTTGCTTAACCTGCACGTCCGCTTCCGCTTTCATCTGCTCGGGGTCAGGCGGCGGCGGCTGGTTCGGGTCGGTCGGCGGAAGCATGAATCCGCTCATGTCCACCTGATTGATGTCCCCCAGGATCTTGTGGTAGTTGTTCCACGGACCAACCACGCCCGACATGGCGAGTTGGGCAATCATCTGCCCGTTCGCCTGCATGTACTCCGTCAGCATCCGCTGCTTCGTCAGGATGTTGGGCTTGCGGGCGCTGCCGGCTTCGATCTTGTACGAGAAGTCCGTCAGGATGCGGTGGAAGTCCTGCGTCGCCATCTGCTGATCCCACACCATCGCCGCTTCCCCGCCGACCATCGGCTCCACGTCGGCACCCGTGAGCAGCCACATCGCGGCGACGATCTCCTTCTTGGCCTGTTCCGTCAGCCAGTCCTCCACCTTCTGCGCCATGTCGTCCGGACGGATCTGTGTGTTCGCCTGCCGCACCGAGGCTTCTTCCGCAGACCGCATCTGACGGTCCCCGCCGAGGCCCGCCAGCAGTTCCGTGACACCCGACTCGAAGTCGATGATGCCCATCACCTGCGAGACCATCGCCCACACGCCCTCGTGGAAGTTCGGGGCTTGAAGCACTCCGACGATCTTGTCCAGAGACAGGTTCGCTTTCGCAAGAATCTCCGGGATCTCCAGCATCTTGTAGGGACCGACTCCCTGTTCCAGTTGATTCTTGATCGAGTCGGCGGCCGACTTCATGGCGACCATGTAGTCCGTGCTCGCGCTCGCCGCCTTGTCCGCCAAGAACGACAGGCACCAGTTCACGAACCGGATGGGACCGATCAGCGGCTTGAACATCGGAATCGGCCAGATGCTCCCGCCGTCCGAATGGAAGTACAGTTCGCTCACCGGCCAGCCACACAGCGGCGGGGTCCAGAACGGGATCGGCCACTGCACACGCTGAAACAGATCGTCCGGCTCCTCCTCCTCCAGAGTCCACGACGGAATGTTCAGCGGGAACGGAACGCCGCGACAGACCACGAGGTAGCAGAACGGACCGAACACCGAGAAGTCGTCGACCGCCTTGCCCTTGTCTCCCGTGAACGTGTTCAGTTTGTCTCCGAATCCATTCTTGCTGTAGATTTCCCAATACTCGACGAGATCCCAGCTATCCCCCTTCTGCGATTCCGACTGCTTGGCTTCCTTGCGTCCCCGCCTGCTGGACTGGGCCTCATGAGACTGGAAATGCCCTTTCAGTGAGTCGTACAGCCGCTGCGGGTCGTTCCCGCCGTACTCTTCCGCCACCTTGTTCCGTGGAGCCACGCACCGCACGGCGATCCACTGCACTTCTTCCGGACGGGTTGCGTCCGAATCCTTGATGTAGTCACACTCGTTGATGAACTCTGACCGGGGATAGCGGACGTCCGTTCCAGGAGGGTTGTAAATCTTCGTGATCGTCGTGCCGAGTCCACGTACGATGCCGTCAGGAATCGCCATCCGGACATGCCACTTCTTGTTCGTCGCCCGCTGCACAGAGTTCAGATAGACCTGCGCAATGCTCGCGTGGGCCTGACGGAACGACTCGTCCATCTGCTTCTGGGACTGCATCATGGCGTACTGTTCCGCCATGACCGGGTCCTGTACGTCGAACCCCAGCACTTCCGGGGCGACTTCCGGGCGTTCCGCCGGGGCCACCTGCACGTTCGGGTACTGAGCGAACAGCGTCGGCCCGTACAGCGCCACCGCCGCGAACGGCTTGTTGAGGCAGATGCGGAAGTTCGGGAACATATTGGATTGCAGGAATCCACCCTGTCCCTTCGTGACCAGCATCTGCTCCTGCTGCCACATCCAGTTGATCGGCCCGTTGTAGAACTGATGGACTTCGCGCGCGTACTGCTCGAACTCAGCGTCCTTTTTCTTGGACGCGAGTGCGATCTTTTCCAGCCATGCTTCGCACACCCCTTTCATGGGGTGGTTGAGCGAAGCGATGGTGTCCGGGCGCGAGTCTTCCATCAGGCTTCAGTCGTCTCCGCTGCCTGTTCTCCCGACTGCATCTCCACGAGCTTCTGGCGGATCTCGCCGTTTTTCATCTTGGAGTAGCCAGTCAGTCCGGCCTTTTTTGCCATCACCAGCAACACTTCGCGGTCGGTGTTCACTTCCGACAGCAGAGCGGACTCCAGCGCCGACAACCGCCTGTCGATGTCCTCGCGGCGTTCGCGTTCCAGTTTGTCGAACTCTGTGAAGTCCCACGCGCCTTCCGCCCGGATGTCCGGACTGCGGCGCAGGTTCGGGTCGTCGATGTGCAGGGCCTGTTCCCACACCCGAAACCCGCCATACTGGTCGACAGCGAACACAGACGTCGTCGTGCCGTTCGATTTCATCGCCCAGCCGATCATCACGTCCTGCTTGCTGTTGCCACGCATCCCGCGCGGGAAAAACACGATCGGACTCCCGAACGGCACGCACGGCGACTTGAACGCATCGCACTCCGCTTTCGACGGGGCGTCACGGTCAACAACTTCGTCAGGCTCCAAATCCATCAGTAACGGCATCACGCACCTCTTGCACCCAGCAGGATTCCACTTCGCGGACCCATCTGACGCTTCCGCAACGCACGGGCGCGCCGGTCTTCGATCATCCGCTCGTAAAACGACTCTCTTTTCGCGATCGGGGGCCGCTTGTACTCACAGCCATGCGCCGCCGCGTACTCCAGTGAGTCCACGCGGTGCAGCGTCCCGTTCCGATCCGACTTCTCTGTGATGATGGTTTCCCCGCCCTTGTTCAGAACCTTCCGCTTGAACCGCAGCATCTCCCGCATCAGGCACGGACACTTGTGCTCCACGACCAGGAGTTTCGCCGTCCCGTCGTCGCGCGTCCGCAACCACTCCCGCACGCAGACTTCCCGGTAATCGGTGTCATCCACGCCCGAGGCGAACGCATACCGGCTGGCAACGCTCCGGATTCCGTTCTTGCGCAACGCCTTCTCGTACTCGACACGCGGCGTCAGACCGCTTCCGAGGCTCGTGAGACGGCCGCCATGTTCGTCGATGATGAAGTCCTGCCACGTGTAGTTCTTTGTGGCTTCCTTGAACTCCTCGCCGAACTTCGTGGCGTTGGCCTGCCGGATGTCCAGTTCCCCGAACACCACGGCGTAGTCGCCCAGACTTGGAGGCGGAACGCCGATCAGCACGCCGCCGAACACGTTGTGGCCGGGGTCCAGCGCGGCGTACCGGCACCAGTCCAGTGGCGGCAGCCAGTC